ACAAAATGATTCCCGGGCAACAGCACTGGACTCGGAAGAATAACATCTTCCGCAGACCATTCGCCGATGTTAATCGTACTCTCCGAGGTAAAAAGCAGATCCAGGAATCCACCGAGAAATACGGGGACTCCAAGGTGCTTAATTCCATGAACATCCGTCACCTTACGGCGACGGAAGCCCTGGAAAGCACCTTCAGGAATCCTCCCTAACTCCAAGCTTGTTATCAAGTCTTGGTGATAGAGAGGAAGGGTGGCCGTGAAAAACGACTCACCTTCTGCTTTCACTCGCTTCAGGACGGTCTTTCTGTCCTGAATGGTGCTGACCGAGCATTCTCTCCCGATTTCATCGAGTAGAGAAAGCCAGATCTCACTTCGGCTTTTCATGGTTGCCTCCTTTCAGAGGTCGCGCCAGTCCGAAGCGATGCACATTTCTCCTCCAGGCGCCGCTGGTCTATTGACCTGGCGTACGCCCTTCACGACTCATGATTCACCAACTTAGTTTGATTGCCGGCGATAGCCAGCCAATCAATCAACGCTTTCGCGTTGTTAGTGACCTCTGCTGTTGAGAACCCCTGAGGGGGAACATCAACAACGAGGTAGCAAGACATCGAGTAAGGCCTGTTCGTGCTTGGCACGAGCGGGTCAGCCGATGTTTTGCTAACGTCGAGTCGTACCGTCGAGCGGTTCCGGCGTGCTAAAGCGTGCGAAACGCTTAGCACAAGGCCATCCGCGGTGCTTTCAAAAGCACCGTGGTGGTCACCGGATTCAGTACGGGCCAAACTCTTGGCTACCGTATTGACCGTGACGGTCTGAGGATCTGTGTACATCACGAGACTTTCTGGCAGATTGCTCCCAAACGGGAACATGGACCTAGCAGGCTGTTGCCTACCAGGCTAAACGCCCTCGACTTAAGCCGAGGGCTGCCAGGATCGACAGCTGAAATGAGCTAAGCCCATCCCAGGTCAATCCAAAACCGAACGGATTGGCTCTTTGCCGCTGTCTAGTACGTTTATTAACCGCACTAAACAGTGTAACAGGGCGCCAGTTATTGCCTGAATCACGATATGCACAATCGAGTGAATACTCGGTGTACACTGTGGTATCAGACATAACATAGCCCCATGGCATGGTTAGTCCTCCTTGCGTGAACGCATTCAGGTTATGAATGACGTCTCCTGCATTAGAGAACCAATCAAAGAGCCACGACCACGGTGTCAACTCCCACGCAGTATCTAGTCCTGGATTAATGCCATAGGCCTTATCCAAGATCTGAATATTGCGTAAGAACGCGTCAGCGGGTAGGTAGTACGTAAACGCACCACTAAACCACCTATGCGTTACCGTTCTCACGGTAGTTGTCA